AGGTTTCACGAATGTGGCATACTGAGTATCCGTGATGGTAAAGTTCATCGGATACGCTACAGCATCACGCAGATCATTCTCTGCGATGTAGTAAGTATGAGGAGCAACAATGATCTCCTGTTCAACTACATCAGGGAACTGGTAGGTGATAGTATTGGGGGTGTATTCAGTCTCACCATCAAACCCGATGAAATCACCCTGGATGATACCATTTACACGAGGCAGATAATCAAAACAAAAGTGCAGAATGTTTGCAACTTCACCCTGATAGTGTTGATCAATCTCTTCGTGATTGTGGGCAATACGAATCTTTTTCTTGTTGAACACTGCCTTAGTTCCTACAAAGAACTCACCGCAGGCAGGATCAATCCCCCACACAATCGCAGGAGCACCATCAATCTTGACGCTCAGATTGCCAGGCGTCACGAACCAATCCAGAACGGAAAGATCACCAGTCAGGATAGTGTCTTCAGGATGTTCTTGGTGCTTGTTTTGCATTGGGTTGATTGCTGATGAACGTAGTATGGCACGAACAGGGGGCAGGCACAAGGGGTCTTGTGCCAGTTCCTCAACTGTCACCCTCCAGCAGTTCGGGATTGTATTCAGTAACCTCTGCAATCAGTTCTTCATCAGAATAGGACGAAAGATTGTCACGAAGTGTATCATAAACGAAACACTCCATTGTCTTCATATCCATCCCATCAAGAATCTCTTGAGCATAATCAGAGATGAGAGAATCACGGTCAAAAGTCATCAGTTGTCTCCGAAGTTGTTTACAAGAAAGTCTTCAAGTTCAGCATGTTTTTCAATGCTGAGATTTGTCAAATACTCATCCACGACTGTAGCGAGCAGGTCAGGATCTTGCCTGCACTTTTCATACAGGAACTCAAAGAGTGGATTAGTTGTCATGAGAGCACAATGCGATAATCAATGGATTTGATGCACCAACCTGTAGCAGCAGTAATCTCTTCTACGAGGTCATCTTCATCATCTGCCTCCCAGATTTGACCAATGACATCATCATAAATCTCATCTTGAGTTTCAGTGTCGATCTCATCAACCTCAGAATCATCACCAGTGAAATCAAACTCAATCTCAGTGACTTGAAACTTCATTTGCGGAGAGGAGAAGAATAGTAACAACAATGATAAGCGTTGAAACCACACCAATGAAACCAAGATAGGTGGTAACATCACCAGTGAAGTTGTAAGTAGCGATCTCAGTAGTCATAATCAGCAGCAAGGTATTCATTCAGGTTGAAATCGTCTTCATCACGCAGTTCAGGGATGTCGAAGATTTCGCCAGGAGCATCAGCAATCTCCTGCCACATTTCATCAAACATTAGGTGTCTCCCTCAGGAACGAAGTCAGTATGGCACGAATCAGGCACGCTTGGCACGTTTGGTGGACTGTTGCTGAACTGGCACAGTCACAGGTTCGGCAACGTATACCTTACCCTGCTGCACCAGAGTATCAACGAACTGCAGCAGAGTTTGCATCATCTTACGAACCTTTTCGTTGCCGTTGTTTTGTTTATAAGCACGCACAGCAAACTGTACAATGCCCACAACGATTGCGGCGATGGTAGCAACATTGAACACAAGAGTTTGGTAGAATTTAGTAGCGAAGAGTTTCATAGCATTAGGGTGTGGGAGGTGAGTGTAGAGAATTCCTCAACCACGAATGTAGTATGGCACGAATCAGAAACGAACACAAGGGGTCTTGTGACACTAGAACAACTGTCACATTCAGGGGGCTTGACAAAGTATAAAAAACTCAGTAGACTAGGTTTGTTGCTTTTGAAGATAGGATTATAAAGAACTATCTAAATATTATGCCTGTGTTGGGTGACACTTTCCAGGTGGGAGAGTATATACTCTCCCTTATAAATATTTCGTCACCCAATATAAGAGCAGATGAAAGAAAATTTCAGTTCTATTAATATTGCTTTAGGAATAGAAGGTCCTGGCATTATTGAAGTATCGTATGATAATTGCACTACACTCAATTATGTTCCAAATACTATTCAAATTGAAAATAAAAGAAAGAAAGACGAATTATTCGAAAGAGTAAAGAAGAGAAGACTTCAATTGGCAATAGAAAAATACGAAATAAAAGAATTAGAAGTAATAAAGGAGAATAGTTTAGAAATAGACTATACTATTAAAGAAGAAGATGTTTATAAACCTAAACCTACTAAACCTACTCATATTCCTCGGCATAAACCCAAAAAATATAAACCTACACGTAATATTACAAGATCTGATGTTGGGTTAACAAATTATAATTCATATGATAAAATTAAAAATATAAATTTTATATTTTAGTTTATAAGAAAAAAGGCAGGGACACCACTCCCTGCCTTAAGAACCCACCACTATTGTTATGATATAACTATCTCGACGCGCAAGGAAACTTTTCTGAAATGCTGAGGCTATCCTACTCCTCATCTAATATTATTCAGTTATCACGAAACACATAACCACCACAGAAGGTGAAGTCATAACGGAACGAACTATCCCAAGTTGCCTGCCAATCTACAACCAGAATCGAAGGAACTTCACCATAGGCATCATTATAGTACTCTTCAGCAAAGTCTGCTTCAGAGTCATAATGCCCCTGATAGATCTCATCACAGTTCTCAACGTAGCAGACATCACCCTGCTCTTCAATGTAAGCATCTACGGCATCATAACCGATTGCTTCACCACAACGCACATACTCTTCATAGTATGCAACGAAGTCGTGTTCGTTATGAGCATCGATGAACTCCAGAATGTCATCCAGAGCATAGTTCTCATCAACCAGTTCATCAATCTTGTCTACAGTCTCCTGCAGAAAGACTTCTTTGTAGTTAGCGGTGAAGGTGACGGACATTGGTTTGTGTCTCAGGAACGAATGTAGAATAACAGGGTTTGAAGCGGTTGTCTAGGGGGTGTGTGCCAGTTTAATCAGTGGCACATTCAGTAGTCGCTTCCTTCATCTTTACACTGTTGAATCCAGTACGAATAGCACGGGAAATTCAGCGGATGATCACTCTGACGCTGATACCAATTGTGAGCAAGGTTCAGGCGATTCTCAGGAACCTGCAGGTAGGGAAGGTTCGAAACCAGAGGAGTGTAGGCAGTCAACGGTGAATCCCTCAGCAACGAATGTAGAATAACAGGGTTGGGGGTCTTTAGCAACCCCCTGTGTGCCAGTTCTCAGGGTGTCACAAAACCTTTTGACTTCAGCAAAATCATATGGTCAAGTGCATCACCCAAAGTAGAACGAACATACTCATCTTTCAGCATTGAATTCTCATATGCATCATAGAGTTTAGCATACAAATCATTGAACTGGGTTTGAGTCATTTGGGTTTTGTGTTGACTGAGACTAACATAACACCGCCAGACCCCTCTGTGTGCTCCTGTGTGCCACTTCAAGAACTGGTTGAGGTATAATGAATCATAATATAAAAAGAACCCCCTAGGAGGTTCTTTTATGTGCCAGTTTAAATATTGGCATATTATTAAAATGGATCAAACTCTTTTATGCTAGCATAGACTTCTTCGTCACCTTCTAGATCTAGAAGTTCTTTCCAATCAATATGTTCAAGGTCTAGATCATCATAACACGTTACATCTAGAGTAACTTGCACTAGGCGCTTCTGTGTAATCATTTCTAGATCATGCGTAGTGACGATAGGCTAGTTCTTCATACCCACTTGCATCTCGTGAATAATCTTCATCTAGATCATAATCTAGTGCATATGCATCTAGATCTTGATTGTAATCGTGTGCGAATGTATAGTCGAGATCATAATCGTCGTACATAAGCTAGTCTAGACCCCCATGGATACTTAAGTATAATAGCATAATCTAGTTGACATGTCAACTAGATGTGTGCCAGTACTAGAAGTGGTTCTAGATCTAGTGCTAGTCTAGTTGACACAATCTAGTCTAGATGACTATTATAGTACAATCTAGTCTAGATGTCAATACTCTTATATATGAGATCTAGACTAGATTTGTGAGCATTTCATAATAATTGTGTGGGTTCTAGACTAGATTTTGTGTCCTTATGCGGATTTTTATGGCGTGGGGCTTG